TAGAGATGTTATACAGGAATAATAATTACAACAGTCTACGCATCACGGCATCGTACAGCTTTCGATTCATGATCTGCAATGTGGACATTAACTCATCTATAACGGGCAGGACTTCATTCCAGTCCTTTCCTATTATAGCCCCTCCAAACTCCGTATCACTCTCGTACTCAATCTTCTGTTTTTCGACCTCTTTTTCAGGGCCACTTGCAAATGAGTACCCAGCCACTTCTTTCTTTTCTCCAAACAATTCGTTGCGAATTGTCAGAAATGCGGCAAGTTTGATGCACGTGTTAGCGTTCGGGTTTCGCTCCCCTTGACACTCGGCTATCGCCTGTTCCAAATCGTTTTCCGTTATCAAGGGGCTTCACCTCACATCTGTTCCATTTCCTGTATTGCTTTCTGGATATGCTGGCGTGCCCCCTGTGGGAGTTCCTGCATCATTTCCTCAAGCTGTTGCACATACTGCTCGTTATCGCCCTCACGGGAGTATCGGCCCATGCTATCCCTTCTGGCGTTCCTACCTCTACCACGGGCATAGGAGCCGCCACCACGGGGCATAGAACCGCCCGTATAGCTTCTGCCACGTCCACGGGCTCCACTCATACCACTATCGTAAGAGCCGTCATAGGGGCCATCGTAAGAACCGTAGGAACCTTCCTCGCCCATCTCTTTCGCCTCGATAATCTTGTCCAGATTTTTCAGCGCGTGGGCAAGTTTGTCCACAACTTCCAGCGTGCCGCCCGTAAGTTCGCCCTTGGAACCATATTCCTCAAGTTCTTTGCAGAGCATTTCTTTGAGCTTATAAAGCTCGTTCATCTTCTTTTACCTCCCTTCTGTCAGGCTATGCGAGTCACGGTCAGATTTGCGTTCTGAACCAGAATCGCAGGCGCGGGCGTTGTCGCGGGTGTCATACTTTCAGAAGTGTTTTCAACGGAAACATTGAAACAGCAGCATCTGGGTACGGTGATAATTGCCGTACTTGTGACGTTAAAGAAATTCTCAGAAGTGGGCGGGTCGGTAGCGACTGAGGCAGGCGTAACGATAGCCCTACTCGTAAGAATAGGCTCACCATCGATAGCCAACGCAACACTAATCGGCCCTATCACTCCATCATTCGGAATAGCAATATTGCCATTGAACGTCACCTGATACCTCGCAAAATTCCCACAAGAATTATTAACAACGCCTCGGAGAGTTACAATTCCGCTTTCGTTTCTATGCAGAACGTAACCATGATTGCAAGCGATAGACGTATTCAACACTACCGGCTGATTCGGCTGTACGGTCTGCACGGGATTATAAGTAAACTCTGCCATTTTTTCACACCACCTTAAAACGTGCCGTTAAAACCGCCAATGTTATTACCGCATCCGCATCCACCGTTATTGCAGGTAAAAATCGGAGTACGCCCGTAAACGGGGGTAGACGGCACAGGGCAGGTATTCAGCCGATTATAAAGCTGGTCAACCTCATTCGCGAAGCCCTGCTGGATAAAAGCGTTCTGGGCGGTCTGGGAAGCCGCCAAGTCCTTCATGGCAATCTGCTGACGGAGAGCGGAGATTTCATCGTTCTTCGCATCGATCTTGTCCTGACAGAGCTGGTCGAGAATCCGCTGGATGCCCGCCGTCTGATTTGCGAGAATGTCCCTCACACCATCGGACAGAGCCGCACGGTCAGCGCAGTTTTCCGTGGCGATAGTGTATTTCAGGTCGTTGGTCGCAAGACGGTTTTCACAGCAACACTGGGCCAAACTGGACTGTACAGCCGTAAGCCCCTGCGTGTTAGCGGTCTGGGCAGCGAAGGAACGCTCCATGTCCGCAATCTGATTGGCATACAACTGCTGGGCGATAGCGTTCTGGGCACTGTTCACCATGGCGTTCACGCCAGCGAAACCAGTACACAAGCTCTGCTGGACGCCGTTGAAGCCCTGATTCATGGTATTCTGCATATCGCCGCAACAGCCACAAAGCTGGGTGGACAGGGCAGAAATACCGCTTTGGAGAGCGGAAACGCCACTCATGACAGCCGCCTGGTCAAAACCACGCTGGACGGCATAACCGCTATTGCCGCCATCGTTAATTACGATAGGCGCGCCACCGAAACCGCCATTGTTTCCACCGAAGTTATTGCCCCAGCCGCCACCAGCGGCAAGCAGGACGATAATCAGCAGGATAATCCAAGAGCCGTCCCCTCCGAACATACCGTTGCCGCCATTCCCACCGCCCCACATGGGCATGGGATAATAGGGCATGGTCTGAGCACCGCCGAAAGTCGCAGGGCCTACGAGCATGGTCGCCGGGATGCCGCCGCCATTTTCATCATTAAGAGCCATAGTAAAAAATTCCTTTCAAATTTTTTTATTTACGAATCGTTCTGCGCGCCGGAACGAAAACGTACTTTAATTACAAGCCAAGCATCTTCGCCATTTTTTGTGCGTAATCAAGCTGATTCTGATTTACCTGTCCCGACTGCACCAAATACCGAACAATTTCTTGCGGATTGTAAATATTGTTTGGGATATTAAATCCTGCGCTTTGCAAGGCTCCAAGCGGATTGTTTTTGAAATTGGGCAACATAGACATGATATTTGCTATAATATTTTTATTGCCGCCGAGCATGTCAAACAGGGGGTTACTCATTCTCCGCACTTCCTTTCAGCTTGTTCTGCGCCGTTAAACCTTCCATTTCGCTCTGTAAGGCTTCCAGACGCCCGTACAGAGCTTTCAGCTCGTCCCGGGTCACATAATCCACTCTTTGATTTGCGGGGCTTACAGGGGCATTTGCGGGCCTTATATCGCGTATCGTATAATCGAGCGTCTTAATGCTCGGCATACCACTCGCATCGGCAGATTTCAGGTAAATGGTTTGTGATTCACTATCCCACAATTGCACCGTGCTATTTGGAGCCACCAGATAGCTTTTAGCGCCCGATTCTCCCTGTACCCATATAATCCCCCCACTTTGCTGGGAAAACGCCCCAGAGGGCATTGTAGGGCCTGTGGAGGGCTGATACTGTTGAGGATAGTACATCTGTGCAGGCTGGTACCCTATCGGGAACGGATTGTTATATGCCATAATCTATCTCGTCCTTTCTAAACCAATAAAATTGTGGAATCTCCTGACTGCTGTCCCAACTGTCAAAAAGGTCGCCATTCCGTATTGTTGCTACATGACCACCGAAACCCAAGACATACGTTCCGTTTGGGTGGTCATATGCAAAATCTTCTGCCGTGTAACATTCAGGACAGGTGTTCGGTATGGATTTTCTATAAAATCCGTTTTGCCGCAACACGCTACCCCACACGCTATCGGAGCTTGGCATATCTCCCATACGGTAGGCATTTGTAGCAATTAGTTTGAAAGCCGTCTCCCAGTCGATTTTCAGGGCCTTTGCAATCGCTCGTACTGCACAATCTCCGACATTTCTACCGGTTGGATTCGGCTGAAAATATATCCACGTTTTAATCACCTTCTTATTGACAATTCAGTAGGATTGTGGTATAATTTCACACACGACAAAGGAGGAAGTCAATATGTGCGAAATATGGAAAGATATTCCACAATTTGAAGGGCTGTATCAAGTAAGCAATTTTGGGAATATAAAAAGTTTCAGGAAAAGCACTAAGTACGGATGCCAAGAGGAATTTATCTTAAAGAATTCAGTATCCAACAATGGATATTGTCAAGTGACACTGTACACTGGACAATCAAGGAAAAAATTTCTCGTACATAGGCTTGTCGCTGAAGCTTTCATATCTAATCCAAACAACCTTCCGCAAATAAATCACATAGACGAAAATCCATTAAACAATCGCGCAGACAATCTCGAATGGTGTACGGCAAAATACAACAACAACTATGGCACTGCAAAATTCCGCTCAATCCTTACAAAAAGTAAGATGGTAGAACAGTATCTTCCAACTGGCGAATTTTTAGCAAGATATGCCTGTGTGAATATTGCAGAATCCATAACAGGAATTTCTAAAAAAATGATTAGAGAATCTTGTAATGGAAACTGCAAAACAGCCGGTGGCTTTATCTGGAAATATTTTATATAAAAAAATACCCGTTGGCCATGAAGCCAACGGGCAAGTTCCGTGCAACTTTTATCTGAATATTTTATTTTCGCCAGCGTAAACGATATTCTTAATTTGACGCACTGACATAGCAAACTCTTCCGCTAACGGTTCGTAACATATTCCATCGACAAGTCGCCGATGCAATATCTCTCGATTCCGTTCTGCGTGTTTTCCCACAATACGGTCAGCTATACGGTTTTTAATTTCCGTTGCCGTCAAATTATCAGGAATTTTCATTTCCGCTTCTTTGTTCCTCGGCTATTCTTCTTTGTCCGCTTCTTCCGCTTGGTTGTGGTAGTCGTACTTTTCACCTGTGCCATTTACGACACTCCCGCCATGATTCGCATAATTTGCGACACCGTCCTTCCCATCAACCGTAACCGTTTCGGTTGTGGTCACTTCACTCTCATAATCGTACTGCATCCACGCCCACAGCCATAGGGCATTGCTGACAAATATCAAAATCATTGCTACCGCCAGCATGACGACAAGTCTCTTGTTGATTCTGTCAAGCCGTGTAGACACAAATTCCAGCGCGTAATCGGATACCTGACGACCTTTGTTATTCTCCATCCATAATCACCTCGCCCTCTATTATACCACACGGCCTGGCATCATGTCAATAATTTTCTAAAAATTTTCCTTATCCGTAGGATTGTTGCAGATACCGAAAGCAATCAAAATCGTTCCAACGGCATCAAGTACGGTCTTAAAAGTTCCCTCCGAAATCCCCATGGATTCAGCAATTCCAAACGTGGACAGTATAACCCAAATTGCACCCGCAACGGAAGTCCACAACGCCCAGCTACGAAATCGGTTTTGTTTAATCATTATTGTCGCACCTCTTTCTTTATTTCTTTTAGTTCTTCGTTTATCGTTTTTATTTGACTTTCCACAACGGGCATACGCTGTGCGAAATTGTTATGCACCCGTACTTCCCGCATGAGTTCGTCAACCTCTGCTCGCAAAAGGGCAACTTCTTTGTCCAACTTCGCATCCGATTTTTCAGAGCTTGACTTTATCTCGTTTATGACTTTTGTTATTTCCTGATTCACCTTTTGGCTGGCTTTCCGCTGTGTGGTGAGTACCGTAATAATCACACCGAGTAATGCCAGCCCCCCGCTGATTATAGACGCAAGCACCACCTCACTCATGCTTTCACCACCTTCGAATATTTACCGCTCACCCATCCGTTACGGTTTTCATAATCGACAAGGTGCCAGCCGTTCATACTCTGCCCGCCATACGGCAACTGTGTACCCGCCGTGACAGCTCCAAGCTGTTTGCCGTTTTTATTCGGCTCTGTCCTCACCCAGCAGGAACCGCCCTGTATAAGCACAATCTCCCGATACATTCCAGGATTTTCAGGCGGTTCATCCTTCACTTCTGAGCCGTTATTCAGCACAATTTCCGTGTGGCCCTTCGTGAAAGTCACCAGTATATCGCCCGCCCTTAGACGTTCAGGATTTTTGGTGTGAATTTCCTCAAACTGACCTGTCGCCATAAGGGCCTGTGCTTCTGTAGACGTATCGAAATTCCGAACGTTTATTCCTGCCGCCGCGCAACAAACTTGTACGAGAGCCGAACAGTCAGTTTCACAGGGGACCGCCACTTTGGCAAGGTCAAAGCCTACTTTTTGAGCTTCGTTATAAAGCGTTAATCGTTGCCATTGGTCATATCCGATATTCGGATTATTACAAGCCGCTTTTGCGGCCCGTGCAATCGCCAGCCCCTTTTCCTTGCTTATCGGTCTGAATATCCTCCACCCTTTACTGTGATTGTAATATGGCCTTGCGGAAAGTTCATTTCCAGTTTGGTCGCCAGCTTTACCGCCGTGCGCCCGTCCATTTTCGTCACCGTGTGCGGAACCAAGATAAACCGCCATTTCTCACACCTCACTTACAACAAAGTTAAATCAGCAACTACAGGAAAATGGTCGCTATATAGAGCAGGATACCAGTTTTCTAACACTTCCAAACTGTTGATAATGACATTAGATGATACTGCTATAATGTCAATCGAGTACAGTGTCCCAGCATCAAGGCACGAATAAATCCAGCCCATTTCCCCGCCGTTTGCCAGAGTATAGCCATACGTGCTTGCGGCGGTCTGAAGGTTGGTTTTGTCAGTGACGGTGGTACAGTTTGAATCAAACATAATCACGACATGGGAGTGTGTCGGGGCTTCCCTTGCTTCTCCCGTATGATAATCGTTCAATGTTATCTGCCCATTCGCCCAACGGAACGCCTCAATTATCTGTGTGTTTCTGGCTGCAATAGATGCGGCAGATTCGCCATCATTGCCCTGATACCGCCATGGGCAATGATGGGATAGTATCAGCACATTATTACTACCTACAGTCAAGACGCCATATCGGATGGACTGATTCGTGGAAGCCTTCACAATACCCTTATCGTGCATCTGCCGTTTGGAACGTATCACGACATCGGCAACGCCTGCCGAAATGGGATACTGGGGAAACCAAACGTATTCATTAGAGGTTTTTGTCTCCGCAGAATCAATGTACTGTTTTTCCTCTTGCAAGCCTATCACGTCCGGGTTGACCGTGCGAAGGAGTTTTCGGAGATTATACAAATTTTTGTCAGGAAGATATACGGATGTGTCATGTGTATATCCGGCAATGTTGTACTGCATGACCCGCAAGGTTTCCCCAGCGTTTTCCTCCGGGGCAGTTTGAGGCGTTGGTGTAAAAGTTTCGGAGACGGTTTTTCCTTCTATCGAATTTTCTCGCAGAAGTTCTTTAATAGTGATTGGCACAATACTTACCGTAACTGTAGTATCGTTCCTTCTACTCAAACGGATATACGCCGCATTCATCGGAGGCTGAATTACGGTGGTAGTATTGCTATTCCAACTTAACGGCCCGACATATTCTTTGTTTGCATTATAGTAAGCGTTATAAATACCGCTCGAAGGCCCAACGGAAACGATTTTTATTTTTCCATATGCAGGGTCGATTGGGATATAATCACATGCACTCCACTGGGCATCATCTGTTCCAATCTCGCCCGTGTTTTGGTTTACGTATGTTCCCGTTGTCCATACCGCAACCGGGAACGGATAGACATACCCCGTCACCGTAGGCAGGGCGTTTATCACATCGGAATAATCAGCAGGAATTGTCGCAACGGCCTCTTGAATTGCCGCAATTAGAGCATCCACGTTTGCAATGGATTCAGACGGCACGTTCTCGCCCGTGTCGGAAACCTTCACAGTGAACACGGCGTCCAGCACGGTTGTTATTTCAGAACCGTTTATGATTTTTATGAATACTTCTATGGGGCCAGCGGAATAAAAACAGTTCGCAGGCAGAACCACATAAGCCTTATTTCCACTTACCGTCCCAAGGAACGAAACAGTTATTCCGTCAGGCCGAACAACATTGCACGAGATAGAACCGCTGGGGTTATAAACCTCACCATTGTTGTAAAGCTTTACCCCTACCAAATTCGACCCATTATCGCCAGTGAAAACGCTTCCTTCGTCATGCCGGACTTTTATCTTTTCAGATAAATCCTGCCTGAACCATCGCTCAAATACAGCCATTTTTGTTACCTCCGCTTCGGATTATACATTAAAACCCCTGCACCCGTCAAGGCTTATCCCCTTCATTCCCGAAAAATTCATCAACGGGAATCCGCTCTACACCTACTGCTTTTCTCAACTCTTCAAGCTCTTTGTCCACAGCTTCATCTTCTTTTTTGAGCCCGTCCTTCAAGGCAGTTAGCTTGTTAATTATGTCGATAATCGTAGCCGCTCGTTCTACTCCTCGCTGGTCGAGAATTTTGTCCATCTGTAACACAATACCTTCGATAAACTGATATTTGTTAAACATTTTCATTCCTCCCTTTCATTAAGTATGCCCAAGATAATAAATCGTTCCGTTCGTGGTACTTGCTGTAACTGACAACACATATTTTTTTGTGACTGTACTCATATCGCCAAGCATATAAGTACGCTGGTCATCCTGCACCACATTTACTCCCGTGACAAACGTTTTTGACAGCCAACTCGCCACGTATCTTCGTCCTGTTGGGCCAAGTGTTAGCGAATCGCAAATGACGCTTTCGCCCGTTCCAGCCTGAATATACCCATCCGCAATGATATTGTTTTTGCTATACAAACCGTCAACGGTCACTTGGTTTGCTATGAGCCAGCCGTTTATGTCAATCTTACTTGCAGATATTGTAATCTGTTCCGCGCTCTGATTTATTTCAGATATGATATTGTTTTTTGACACCTTGGAGCTTATTCCATCCGCAAGTACGGATAATTTTGCGGACAAAGTTGTTTCACCTTGCCGTGCCTGTGCGACCTCCGCTATTACAGAATCCGCATCCTGCCTTAAGGTGCTAACACTACTTACGATGCCATCTTCCGTAGCGGTAGCCCTTCCAACTTCTGTGCTTATGGCAAGAGCATTTGCCTGTATCAAAGACCAAAAAGTCTCGTTTTCGCCAAGCTCATTCAAGCCTGTTTTTTGGAAAACGATTTTTAGTTCTTCTTCATTGTCCTTCGCTTTCGACATGGCACGCCCAGCACCAGCGGACGCACCAGCTATCCGAGAGTCCAAATCCTCTGTCAGAGACGAAAATACGCCCTCCGTATATCCTATTTCGATCTTAGTCTTTTGAGGATTGCCAAGCGGAATTTGGCATTTTGTAATCGAATACCATTCACCTATGCCAGTTCTTTCGCTCTGGACGTATACTCGCTCCATCCATCTGAAACTCTCGATATCGGCATCCGTATTCCTCAAATCAACAGCCGTAATAGTAGTGGTTTTTACCATTTGTGCGGCATGCTCATTAAGCCATTCCTGCCCAAGCGTTTTTAATTCTGATGCACTCGTAACCCCTTCCCACGTATGTATAGCTTCTTTTCTGCCGTACAACGATATTCCATCCGCATTTTCCAAATAATCCTTATCGTTATTTACGGACTTTATCGTTAGCGGAAATTTATTCGCTTCGCCAGCCCTCGGATTAGATTTTTTAACATCTTCACCCAGTGGGATAAGCACAGTATATATATCCGTGGCATCTCTTTCTACGAATTTATCCACAAGGTTTTCACCAAATATTATTTGCTGGCTGGCCTGTGGAAGGTTTTCTTCGCTATAGCAATCAATATATATACCGTTACTCTCATATCTCGGCACGAGGAATAGCTCATATTCATTTGCTATATTCTCCACCAGTAAATCCCAGTACCCCTTATATTCGTTATTTATAAAAGTATGGGAATCACTATCCGCACCAGATACAGTTCCGGCGTAAAACGTTACATCGTTATCCCTGTTCAGCGAATTAAATTCAGATATTTTTGCAGATAAATATTGTGTTATCGTTCCGGTATAATAATCGGGCCGACATTTTACGTCATTTAGCCTTGCGGACATTTCTTCAAGTTGATACCTTATACCACCTTGCAAATATTTCCCGCTATATACCGCTCGCATCTGCATAAGAATATCGCCATCAAGCAGTAGAGAAATATTTCCCTTTAGCTTTTGAATATTTCCATATTCAGGATGGTTCTTATACATATCAAACGTAACGGTTGATATTTTATTCGCATTTTGCTTTAATGTCGGATTTCCGAGCGAATATTCCTCAAATCTCGGGTCGTACAATATTCTGTCGGCAATCGTCATTGTATACATTATATCACCCCGTCCCGCCATTCTACAGTTACGTTCCCAGAACCAGTAATACTTACTTCTTTCATGGTATCACTCAATGCGAGCCAGTATGGCTTATGTGTGCCAGCGGAAAGATTATATGTATTCCCATCCACCGTAAACACACAAGTCCCAGTCAGGACTATTGTAGGTACCACAGGCATACGTTTAGCCCTCAAACTTAAAGTAATACCACCAGACGTTACGGCTTTAGTAATTGTGTTTTTCTCTTTACAGTATTTCCATGGTTCGCATATGAAGCTCATTGCTATATCGCTTATATGCCGCCTTGTGGATTTGTCTATATCATTACATCTGCCAACGTAATAATAATCGTTATCGTCAGAGAACCATATCTTGCATCTACGCCCGGATATTTTAGACAGCAAATATTGGTTATTGCCTATCGTATCCAATAAACCGATTTGTAATATTCTGTCTTGGAACCGCACATCGCCAGTCCATTCGGATAAATCGATACTGCCATCCGCACCCTCAATATCCACACGGAATGTTTTAGGAGCGGGTGGCAAAGCGTCATATGATTTTAAGAATATCCCATACGTTTCGTATGGCGTGATTGTCTCCCCACTCTCCAATTTGAAATACACTCGCCCTATCATTACGCACGTCCTCCCCGCTTACGATTCGACAGCCCCTCAAACGCATCATCGTAGGCCGCAACCGTCTCTCCCACAAGCACCCCCGTATCGAGAACGATTTGCGTACCCTTCCCCTGACCGCTCACAAGACGGTCCAACCTTTGTACAACCTGGCCCATTGCACCCCTTACGCTTTGCCTTATCATATCGTTCAACGAATTAACCCCTACAACGGCTTCTAAGCCACTTTCGCCACCGTAATGGACAATCCCCCTACCATCTACACCAAAGGGTGTAAGCCCCCTTAGAATCTCTCCCTGCGACATCCCGCTGGCGTGCAATCTCATAGTCGTATTGCCGACATTTCCCAGCAGATTATTGCCATATCGAAATACCGGGAACTCCAAGCCATTCAGGGCGTTTTGATAGGCATCGTGCATATACCCAGCCGACCTGTCAGCCACCGCATCTGCGTTTTTCTCCAAATCATTAGCCCCGTCAGCCGAACCTTCATCTATACCACTTTCGATTTCGCCCTTCAAATTATCGCCTTGTGACATTCCCTCCGCTAACTTTACTACGACATCCTTACCTAAGTCAAGCCAATCGAAAGCATTTATATCGCTTTCTATAATTCGCTGTGCTTCTTCGGAACTTATGCCGTCACTAAAGTCAGCCTTGTCTCCGATGGCATCCCAGAAATCAAGCTCTGGTAACGCTTCGTAAATTTCATTGGCGTGCTGTGCGAATAGCTGTTTAATACCCTCAACAGATGAAACCGTATCGCCGTTCATGACTTTACTGAACGCGGCGAGAGTATTTCCTACCTGTCCGCTCGAAGCATTTTTGACATAATCAGATATATTCGCCTGTACTTCGTTAAATTCTCCCCATACATCACGAACATATTTTTCGTCTATGCCCTTCCCCACAATGGAACCCACACCAATACCGAATAAACCGGGCCCCAAAAGCGGAGCGACAGTAGCGCCAAGTCCCTTCAACAAGGACATACCGCTCATGCCAAGATTTTGCAAGCCTTTTTTGATGCCAAGTCCAGTGCCTACACTTTTTACAGCTTGACCAGCTCCACTTGCGGCGGCATTTGCGGCCCCACCACCAAGCAAGCCAGAAGCACCCTTCAAAAACTTCACAAAGGTCAGTACACCTTCGCCGACTTTTATTGCTCCGACAGCTATACCTATCGCCTCAAATGCAGTTACGATACTCCCGGAATTATCAGAAATCCACTTGAAAGCATCCGACAATTTTTGTATGGTTCCAGTGAGAGTATCAAATACGGTTTGTATATTTCCTTCGCCAGTAATCGAAGACACAATAGCAGTCAAGGCTTCACTTAAATGCGTCAATGTATCTTGTACTGTACTTTTCCCTTCGTCACTTTCCAAAAACTCACGGAATTGTTTTACAAACTCACTTAATGCTGTAATGGCTTCTGTAATAGCAGGAGCCAGTTCAGCCAAAAGCTCCATTTTGGTAGTTTCAAACTGTGAAGTCAACTCCTGATATGCGTCATTTACCTGTCCAAGCGCATTGACTTGCTCCTCGCTTACAACAGGGGCTTCATCCATCAAGTCTCGATATGCGGCGGCACCGGATTCGAAAATAGGGCCAAGCTCTGCCACATTTCTACCCAAAAGGCTACTGGCGAGGTTGTCCATTTCAGCATCGGTTATTTTGCCAGCTTGCTTCATAGCGTATAACGTGTCTACAATGTCCATAAACACGTCAAGCGCAGGACGTAGCCGCCCTTCATTATCGGTAGCAGTTATACCGAGTTTATTAAATGCTTCAACAGCTTCTTCACTACCTTCTTGGTACTGACCCATATTGAGAGTTAATCTTCTCAGCGAACTCTCGATAGTATTCACATCAGTATCGATGAACTTAGAAGCGTAACGCATTTGCTGAAGTTTCTCGACTTCAATGCCATACTGCTGGCTTTCCGTAATTAAATCATCAGCCCACGCGGAGGAATCTACAGCAAGTTCTGCAAGCCCTTTAACTGCCCTACTTGCATAAGAAATAATATTTACGAGCTTCGTGCTCACGCTTTGAAGGCCACCGATAACGCCCTCAAAATTCGCCTGCGTGGCAATTTGCCCAAGGGAAGCACTTGCACCGCTTGCACTTTCGTCTACGCCACTTACGCTTTGGTCAAGCTGGTCGGCATTAGCAATAGCGGAATCAATTTCACTATTGAAACCGCTTACATCGATATCGGCATTAGCATCGACAGACGCTTCCGTATCGGCAAGATTCGCACTTGCAATAATACTGTCTATGCCTGTGCCGTGGTCACTTATGTCAATATCGGCATAGCTTTTTACAGATGCGTCATCTTCCGCATCTTCGGCCTGCGAAATTATATCATCTATTCCAGATTCAAAATCAGATATATCAAGAGTGGCATCACCGTCTACGTATGCTTGGTCGCTGGCACTTTTGGCTTGGTCAACAACGCTTTTTAGTCCATCTTCAAAATCGTCAGTATCTATATCGAAATTGACATTAAAAGACATTTGCTGATTGCCCTTAAATTTCTCGGCCATCAGCAAAGCCTTTGATAAGTCATTTCGGAAACTTACCAGATCAACTTTTATTCCAGCAGTTAAATCAAATACGTTCACGTTTTTTTCACCACCTTCAATCCGGCTCGTGCAGTAATATCGGCTACAATTTCATCCGGTGTTCTATTATCCACAATTTCAGGGTGTATAATATCATAGTATCTACGATTTATTTTCACGCCCACCGATTTGGCTATTGCAGATAAGCAATCCGTTATATATACCTGATACCTTTCCTCTTTATTTTCTTTTGAAATAACGGCTACGCAATGTTCAATTACGTAGCCGCTTCCGAATATATCAAGGAGGTCAAGTCTAATTGTACTTACAGCCGAAAAATACCGCTCCGGGCCAACTTCACCAATGAGATAAAAAAACCCATGACAGCCTCGCTTCCGAGCATTTCATTTAGAGATGAAATATAATCGCTCATAGGATTATCGTCAATGTTCTCAGGCTCCACGAAACAAAGCATAGCCAACAGATTCAAAGTCTCTTCGGGATGCTTTTCAGCCAGTTCATCAAAAATAGCACTAAGATTTTTATTAGCCTGCTCGTTCCATGCGGCTTTTTTTTCAGCGGCTGTCATTCCATCATTAAGTTCAGGCTCCATCTTGCGAATATTAGAAATATTCGTTTTCTTCATCCATTCGGAAGCATATTTCTTAATTTTCACAGTTTGAGCCATAAACTCTCTCGGCGTACAATTAGCAAGATTTTTCATAATATGTTATCCTCCTGTATTTTGTGTTTTATCAGGTACCAGCGGGCGTGCCAGCCTTCACGTAAATCTCAAACGGGACTTCATCCTGCGCATCAAGACTATAATGCCCGGTAAATTCAAATGCAAACTGCATTTTTTCTTTATCGGCAGTCTGAATCTGGAACCCACCAGTGGACAAAGCGTTTTTGAGATGAATAGCGATAAATCCAGCTTTCGCCGCACCAGTACCAGTACCACTTTTATTCACGTCACTATAATCGCCCACAAGCCAAATATCGTTGAAATCCTTACTGATATCCAGCAGAGTGCGAGGGACGATATGCCCGGTAGTATTATCTGCGGCGGCAGAAAGCATAACGGCAAGGTCAGGCGTCATAGCGATAAAAGTACCACTAATCGTGACCGTCCAATCATCGAGCCGCTTCAATTCCTTCGTGTTTTTCGGGCAATTATCAATGTCCTCACCGAAATCAATATATTCCGGTGCGGCATTGAAATTCACGCCGCCAGTAGTAGGCCCCAGCAAATCTTCCTCGTCATACTCACCGGTACCGGGCGTAAAATCGCTCAAAAGCATACCAGCATTAATGCCAAGCTGTTTGAACGTATTGACCGGGATTTTACTGTACTGCTCCTGCATTTTCTTCCTTCCTTTCTGTTAATATGATTCTACCTGTATAACCATACTAAGATATACACATTTCATGTTCGGTTCATCATCTATTGGCTGGTTCTGCGCCCAGTAGGAATCTGCCCACAGGTACATCACGCCATCATCCAGTTTGATTGAAATGCCATTCCCTATCGCCAGACGCATTTGCTTGACCTTAGAGCTTATTCTCTCAAAGGATGTGTCTCTATACCACACCCGTGCCCGCAACGCCTGATTGACCCCCCAGTCGGGCTGTAGCAGTTCATACGTGATGTACGGCGGGGAGACTTCCTCTGGGACGTTATACTCAACAAACGCTGGGATGCCAAATCCGCTGAAAAATTCATACAGGGCCGTTGCTACGTCAGTCACTTGGCAAGTCCCACCTCTCAGCGGTCACCTGTCCAATTTGGAAAGATGCCCTTTGTGGAGTTTCATTGTCTTTGATATTAGACGTTACCCGATACGTAAGTCCATCGGATACCCTACGAAAAACATCGTGATAGTCAAGCTCAATTCCCTTGTTCACTATCACAGTATATATTTCGGTAACGCCTTGTTTTTCAGCCACAACCGCATCGAGCGAATTATTTTTATATATTGACGCCTCAAACATGGCCCCATCAACCCATTGCTTTTTATACCCGCCCATACCGTCTGAAACCGTTTGCCTGTCGAGCATTGTGCACTTTTCAAAAGCTTCTTCAAACAAACGCATTTATGCTTTCCTCCACTTATTCAAACGGCTTGCGAATATGTTTTGCCATGTGACAGTTCCACCACCCGAAGCATCCCCACTCGTTTTGAGTGTATAACTGTAATTCGGGACACTCTCAGATACATACGGCCCCTGAACGTCTTTGCCGTATGTCCCCACCCATTCCCCTATTTCGGAGGCCAGCGCCACAACGGCAGGAGGAACCGCCATGAGCCAAACCGCGCCCGAAAAAGACTCATCTGTCAGCCCCGAAGCAGGATACTGGTAAACCCCATCGTTAAAAACTGAACCTACGATACGGAAATACTGGCCGTTCTGCGCATACCCCGAAAGGTCGAGCGAACCGTCCACGATATGAAATTCTCCGAAAAGTTTTTCTTTGTCGAACCAATTTCGCAGTTCGGCGCACAGTTCAGCCAGCATTTCCTTCACCTTCTTTTAGCCCTTAGACACAATCCGAGCAATCGGGATGGCCTTGCTCTCGTAATAAGCACTTCCGACAGTATCCTTCACGGGAGTCCACCGAGCCGCAGTTTCAAGCTGAGCGTTAGTCGGGGAGATAATCGCCGTGGTGGGCTGTACGAAGCTGAAACCATGAGGCGCGAACAGCTTCCGCTGACGAGTGAACAGAGTATCCATACCACCGTTAGTAGCCGGGTCGCGGGAGGTCTCATTGGGAGTTTTCACACCACAATCGCAGTAATCAATAGCACCGTTACCCAGAAGGTAAGTCGTGTACTTCGTTACGGCATTGTCACCACTCCCGGTAGTCTCAACAGTACCCTCATCATCAATCAGGACAGTCCGGCCATTCCAAGTCGCCATGGACATATCCCTCTGCATACCGTTAGCATCCGTGCCCTTCACATACTCCAAAAGCTGAAGGTTTTCGAGGTTGGTCGCCACCTGACTGTGCATAATCGCCATCGCGAACAGGGCCTTGTTCGCGCCCACGGCCTTCTGCAAGGCATTGTTCAGAGTAGTCGGGCCTACATTCGCGGCCTCACCCGTCTCGCCGGAAATATCCAACGTATGGTCGGTGCTAAAGCCGTTCGTAGTGACACCAAAAATGCCCTTCAAAATGGACAGGATAATACCCTGGTCGATATCATCCCAGTAATCCGCAACCTGACGGGCAATATCTGCCATGAAATCGTGACCGCCCGTAATATCGTAGCTGAAATCCTTTTCAGTCCAGCCCTTCGCACGGCCCACTACAATCATGCTCTGAAGGTAAGTACCAATTCCGGTAGCGGTAATATTGGTAGAACCGTCATAGTTCACCGGGTCACCACCGATGCGGCCCACCATGGGAATGGAAATATAATTGCCGCCCGTCTGCTCGTCCAGCATAGTGCGAAGGTCGTTACGAGTACGAAGAACGCCAGAGGTCAAAAAGGCGTTCTGCTTATAACGGGGTACGGTCTCAAGATATTTGCCGAAAACCTCGGCGTTGAAAAACTTAGTATCGAAAATACCAGGCATCAAAAATCATCCTTTCTGTTACTTTTTGCCCAGCCATGCCTTCACAGATTCATCGTTGGGATGGTCGTTTGCATAAGACATCTTGTCTCGCAAGGACATCTTTTCAAACTCGTTCCCATCCGTTCCGGCAGGCGGGTTTTTCACATCTGCACCCTGTTCACCCTGCTTGGAAATGTGTTCAGGCCATTCTTCCTGCACAGACTTCAAGATTTTCTTCGCGTCAACGAACTTCCCGTCCTTATCCAAATCGCCCAGCTTTTCAAGGTCGGTATATTTGAGCACTTTCTCAACAGACTTGTCTTTTGTGACACCAGCATCTTTCAAGATTTCCAGAAATGCTTTCTCTCGTAGGACATGCTCTTTCTCAAATGCGACATCGGACTTGAACTTCTCAAAGTCGGCGTGCTCTTTCTCGTACTTCTCCTTGAATCCATCGTCAGCGTGGGCTTTCAGGTCGGCAAGTTCCTTCTGAACAGATGCAAGCGTGTCTGCATCTTTCTTGTAGTTGTCGCGTTCCTCTTTGATCGCATCCAACGTTGTATTGTGGCGCGAGCAAATTTCCTCGGCGGTCTTTTCCAGTGCGTCCACAGGCAAGCCAGCCTTGGAGAGGAGGTCTTTAATCTGCTTTACGGAAAAATCCATCGTTCAATCTCCTTTATCTTGGGTTGCAGTATCTCGCAACTTAGATTGATTTATTTTTAACTGCTGTATATCGCAGTTAAATGCTTATTATTGCCTTGATTTTAGATTTTCTCGCCCAGATTATACCTCACCTTTTGCAATTTGTCAAGCATGTACCAAAATTCCATGCGTGTAGCAAAATGGTACATTTTCTAAAAGTCCCCTATAGAGCTATTTTTTTATAGCACTTTTTTATATAACCTCTTTTATGTACATGCTACATATAAAAAAACAATAAATAATATAAATAGTATATAAAAAACAAAAAACCTACCATATAGGTAGGTTTATTGGCATAACATTTATACTATTGCATCTATTTACATAATTTCAGTGATAATCTTCTCGAACGCTTAACACAAAATCACGAGCCACGCATACAGACACGTACCGCAAGCCAGCCCCATCAAAACCGACCAAAGTATGTCTTGATACTTCTTTCGCTTCTTCATCTCAACCTCCGCTCTGTGTTTGTACGCTTCCGACATCTTCTTTTCAAGCTTTCTTCTCTCGTACTGCTGTTCCCACATTTTACGCCAGAACTCCGGGTCCATCTGTTCTAACGCTCCCGCACATACTTCTTGATTCGCTTCGACCTGCAATCTGTTAGTAGCCATAAAGAGTCACGCTCCTTGCTTTTCTTCTCTTTTACTTTCGCTGTCTTGGCATCAATCTCGGCTCGGTATTCTGCATACCGTAGGCACTTAGAATGACATTCTAAGGCCCTTTCGGGGCATTGGTAACACGGTCCTACCTTTCTGTTCAATCCCATAAGCAAACCCTCTTGTAGCCCTCCAGAACACAATCCTTGCAAAGCTGTGTTCCCTGCCCATCTTCATACAGCACGTCGTCCTCTTCCCCGCACCCATCACACACCAGATGCTTCACGTTCTTGTGAGGGCATAGGAGGCCCATACAGGGCCTTCCGCACCCAACACACTCATCCATATATACCACCATAGCAAAACCTCCCAGAAGGGCCTTGTAAGCCCTTAGAATCAATATTCCTCATCGTCCTCCGCCAGTTCAAACTTGTACACGCCGGGGCAGTTGTAAATCGAACCTGTGGGGGGACGCTTTGCCAGTTCCTCCAGCCTTTCACCGTCCAGCACATAATCCGCAAGGTCGACCAGCAGGTCTTCATAGTCGCTACCCGTGTAGCACTCCCAAACGCCATCGAGAATGTTGGCAAGTCCCAAGTTCTCCCGAAGCCAGTTAGCGTAACTGGAAAGGTCGTTCACCCAGCCAGTGAGATACCTGGTATTATCGAACACGTCTCCGTCATTGTACCACTTATACACCAGCTTATTGACAGCCGTTACGGCCTGCGTGGCCATGTTCTTCCCCTCGCCCTGTGTGGGCAGATACTTCGCGTTGATCATCTCGAATTCAGGCTTGTCGTAATAGCTCCAATCTACCATAGCTGTTTCCTTTCTGCCCTTCCATCATCAGTACCGGTGGGGCGGTTCCGGTAGACGCCCCGAAGGGCGTTTCGGATCATATCCTTTTGATAACTGCATATGGGTATTTGACTGTATCCATGCAAGTAGCCTGTGCACCGATCATGTACTCCTGTCCGCGCTCTGTTAGCTGTTTCCGTTTGGGAGTGCGCTCCTCCCAACAAATATGCCCCCCATTGGTGCGCTGGTAGTCCTTAGCCTCTTCTTCGGTCTCGAATCCTTGGATGTGCCACATAGTCATTCCTCCTTTTCTTCTTGCGGGTCTCCCGCGACCCCTTTCGGGTTTTCGGCCCGTGACCAGCGGGCCATCATCAGGCGGGTTAGGCGTCCTTTCCCTCTGACAGATACATCTTACCACATCCTCGTTACAAAATCAATACAAATTCAAGAAATTTACAAAAAAGTACAAATTTTTACAAAAGAACGGGGAGGGCCGTCATAGCCCTCCCAGACCTTTCCTTATAATCTTATTATACTCGTCTATGTGCTTTTCAATCGCTGGCCTTAGATATGGGTACGCTCGCATCTTTCTTGTACCCATCTCCACATACACCCCGTACTCAACATTCGTCCCCACGTATACCGTGTTCTCTGACGTTTTGACCTCGTGCGAGATGCTATCTCGCAAACGTCCAGTATCTACGTTAGGCCGTGTTTCTCCACTCGCATGTTCCTTTGGTGTGGAAATCTCTAATACAGCGTATGCTTCCGCAGTAAGTCCTACTACTTCAAGTACGCCCGGTATTTTATTTTTGACCTTTGCCAGTATTGGCCCCACGTTGTTCGTCAGCGTCATTGCCAAGTATATCATCTCCCATCGTTCTTATTTCGCCCGTTTTCTTTCCGTTCTTCCATACTTCCACAATACCAGTTTCTTCGTTACGCTTGAACTCAATCATTTTTTGTCCCTCCTGAAAATACATTTTGTGCGGTTGAGAATAACTGTATAGGAGCCAGATTGCCCATGTCCTTCTGCGTTTATCACATCGTAGCCACGCATTGCGGCATATGAGCCTATATTGGTTATTGTGTTTTTTTGCAATTCGTTATACCTTCCAATTATCTTATTATATATTTCTCCAACTTCTTTTGTAGTAAAGCCTAATTCTTCTCGCACCGTATCGTATCTTTGCTTTTGTTTTGCTGTTGTGGTGTGTTCATATCCGTCCAGCATTTGCGTATATTTTTTTACATCTTGTTTGCTTACCCCCATATCGCTAAAAATACTTTGCTTGGCTGTTTCTCTTATAGCCTCGTAACTATGAGAATCACTATATTCATCAAATTGCTTTTTTATATCGCTAAAAGTAATAATTTTTGCACTTGGGTCGAGAGTCATAGTTTCGATATAAGAATATGCTTTTCCTCCGTAATCAATTCCGAAAGCATCAGCAAATTCTTTATAGTTCATTTGCATTATTCTATTTTTTTCGCTTTGGGCTTCCAGCTTAATATCTCCAAGTTTGTCCAGCAAATTATCCATTGCAACTTCGTATTCATCATCGTTTTTCCCTTTCATAAAAGATTTTAAGTCCCGCTTTTGTTCGTCAGTACGTTGACTTCTTTCTGTGGCCAAACATTCTATAGCCTTTCGTTCATCTTCCGGTATGTCTTTCAGCTTTTCTGCAAAAATATTATTATATGCTTCTTCTGCGTAAGAATTTCTTTTTTGTTCTATTTTTCTAATTTCATCATAGCTTACTTCGCTGAACCTTTCCCTACCCAATTCTTGATAGTGAGCCATTTCTTCTTTGATACCATCTGTCAACTCGCCTGTATAATTAGCCGCACAATACATCCCTTGACCATACTGGGGCGCCGCCTGTGGAACAGTCCACGTACCACTTGCCATCGTAGAGCATATCCCGATATGCGTCAAGTGTCTCTTGGTCAGGTGCGGAATATGTACGCTGTGCAATAAATCCATTGCCACCGTTAGCCTGTTTAACGTACTCGTCAAATTCCTCCGGAGATACCACACGAGGAACGCCATCAAATCCTTGTGCGTTTATTACGTCCTCAATCTCGAAAGCGAACTGGTCAGGTCTGCGTTCCCATGTCCCAGATATATCCTTGCCCTGCACCACTTCGAACTTGGGCTGTTCGGGTTCAGGCTCGGGCTATTCCTTCGCTCTCTCACCTCGCCATTCTTCGTAACTCATGCCGTCAATTTTGGCATCTTTACTGATTCTGTCCATTTCCTCTGCGACTTTTGTATCTTTCACAGCCGCTATCAGCCTACATCGGCAGTTATATACAAGGTATGGCTCCGCATTCGGGTCGCCCGGGTATTCGATTTCTTCACCGTCTACTTCAAAAGGTTCGCCGACCTTACGCCTCTGACCATTTAGCAATCTATGCTCATGCCTTGTTCTGCTATCCAGTGTGGCCACCCAGATTTGTTCCATCTCGATACCCATATCTTCTGCCCGCTCATAGCTATCCACACGCCCAGCGCTCTCTGCCGCTGTGGTCATAGTGCGAGCCGCACGTATCGCCGCATGAGAATCTATTTCGCCTACGCTTTCCGATAACCGTTTAGCAATTTGAGGAATGGATTCGCCCTGCAAAATACTCTGCGTCATTACAGAGTCAATCTTTTTTGCGCTCCATCTTTTTATCTTTCCCTCTCGAATAGCCTGTTCTGTTTTTTTACCGGGATTGGGTAGTAACTTAGGCTCGTCTCTCAGTAAGCGTTCTACGGTGCTATGGTCATAAAGCGAAAAAGACGTATTTATCTTTGCGCTACTCTCAATTTCATACGTGCCGTAATTGTAATTCAGCGCATATACGTCCATTAAATGATTCGATGCTATTTTACTTGTGATTTTATCTACGTTCGCATAGTCTTGAGCGAGAGTATCTCGCATTTCTGCCCACCTCTCGCCCATCTTTATTTTGCCCAAACGCCATCTGGCATAATCGCTTTCAGATAACGTACCAGCTTCGACCATAGCTTTATGCTTGGCATCATCTTTTTCGAACTTCGCTAAATATTCCGTTAGCTTTTGTTTTACTTCTGCACTGGCTCTTCGATACTCTAACGATATTCGCTTTTCCAGCTTTTCGAGCATTTCGTCAGTAAGTTCATGCCCTGCGTCAGGCCTTTTCCTCGCCATCGTTCTTCCTCCCGATAATCAACTCACTATGCGGTAGGCTTTCTATCCATTCACAAAACACTCGCCATTCGGGGAGCCTGTGATTTTTCCTCTGTTGGTAAATCGTTTTCAACTGCCGATAATTCGTAGTCATGCGTGCCGTAAGCTCAAATCCTGTTGGGATATTATACAGAACGTATAAATAATTCTCCGGGGTAGGATTGTTATTGTAAACCTCTACGAGTTTTCGCAAATTTCCGATAGCGATAGAGGTCACGTATTTATTGCACTGTTCGGGGATGTTAAACTTCGTGATTCTGTGCATCGTGCTCTGTGAACTTACAAAGTCAATAAAGTGATACCTCTGTAACTGTGGCCAGAATTTCAAACTTGCCGTAAGGTCAAACTGCACAATCACGCCGTTTAGCCAGTTATCGTGACCAGAGCCAACAGGGGCTTCCGCAAGCCCCTGTATGCCCTCTGTAAGCTCATCTGTCAGCTTCCCTATATCTACCCCCATCGGGAACTTAGCCGCCCGTATGGCCCCTTTCAGGCCCTGTACGTCCACGTTGCTGATCTTCATCTTCTTCATCTTCCTCCTGATTGTCGTTCGTGTCCCTGAACGTGCTTAGTTCATCTTCTGCTATCTGCCGCAAAATTTCCTCGGTTTTGTCTATGTCACCGAAAATTGCCAATAGCTTCTTCGTCACGTAATCATCAGGCAGATATTGCGCGGCTTGGAGTATGTTTGCGATTTCCTCTGTACTGTTCACCATGATTGACCGTTCAAAAGTTGCTTCATCCTGTATTCCTGCAACCGCCAGCACGCCCTTGATAAAGTCTATCACACAATACTCAAAATCGTCAACCTTTGAATTAAGCGGTTCGTATGCGGCCTTAATCTGGGTAGCCGTAATGGCTCCACCCGCTATAATTTCGCTATTCAAGGCCATAGCATCCCTGTACAGGTCTTTGTCTAGCCTATCCAATAGGGCCTCCCGGCTTGCGTATGGGGCCTCTTGTGTGTGGCTTTCAGCTCTTGCGCCGTTGCCATCATCCCCCACACTTGCGGCATGTACCGTCTTGATGCGCTCGACAAACTTTGCAAGGTCTACGTCATCCATACCGCCAGCGTTCTGGATAGTCCAGTACACTATGCTTGCTTCATCTACGGTATTCGCAAACCCGGACTTTATCAAGTCATAGCAGTCTATCTGTTCCCGAAGTCCTACAAGCTCAGACTGATGTTCATCATTCGCCCACAGCGGAATTATCGGAAAGCTGGGATAATTCTCGCCGTCATAGATTTCAAGCCCGTCTGCTTCGCTATAACGGATTTTCAGCTTGTACGCCCTTTTCGGATTGAGTATCTGCCCTTTACCGTCCTTCCAGATATAATCCGTATATCCGTCAGGCTCGTATAACGTGGCCCGCAACGGCTTACCATCCGCAATCTGCCAGAAGCGTATTCCCGCCATTAACGCCCCATTTTCTTCGTCATACAACGGAACGAATTCCAGTACGGAAAATACATCTATATGGTCAAGATTGAAGAACCCGAAACTCACACCGCCTATAAGAGCGTTCTTCGCCAACTCTTGCAACTGATTGTCCCAAGGGTATTTGTCTGTACCCAGTTTTGAGCCTGTGTCCTTCCTGCCCCATGACGTGCCATTGCCCAAGAGGTGTTGAACCTCTTGGACAATAAACCTATGGAAATGCCTGCACGCCATCTTAAAATTGGGGCTCCAAATATCCGGTACTGCCTTGCCCGTCACGGTATACAAAAGCCGCTGAAACTCTTTAATCGTGACGTTCTGATGCCTGTTATACTGGTCTGCGATTTTAGCCGTTTGATACAAAGTGCTACCCTTGTGGTCAGAAATGGCACTTTTTATAAAATCGACCTTATCTGCGCCTACCGTCTGTAAGTCCTGATAGGTGTACATTTCCTCACCCCTTACTCGTTAGTCTTTTCCTCCACCTCCGGCTCCGGCGCAGGTGTCATGTCGGGAAATGTGCCAAAGCTCTCACACATGATCTGCCGACCGTCCGCGCGTTCAAGCGTCACAGTCCACATGGCGCGGGCGTCTGAGGCTTCGAGCGCGGACAGGCGCGCGTGAAAATCCGACTTCGCCATCGCGAGGGCTTTGGTCTCGTCACAGTTGGGATTTGCTTCGGTCGCGCCGTAGTTACGGCTGTCGAACCATTTGGGATAATCGGGCAGTACGCTGTAGGCTCCATCCGGGTGGGTGTCGCTGGTTACGACCTGAGTAGCGTTGACGATGTAAATCTGTCGCATAGTACACGCTCCTTTCTAACGTCCATAAACTTTTATGTTGAATCCTTCAACCATACCAGAAATAAACTGAAAACCAATTTCGCGTATGACATGGTTTTTCATGATAAAGCCACTGTCCCCAAAAGTCATTATTCCTGCCGTAGCATAATCATCGATAGAGTTTTTCATAAACGCCACGCCAAACTTGTTGACTAAATCGATGATACAGTATGCGTATTTAACGCTGGTGTTTGAGGCGTTTACTTGCAATGCGGGAGAACTGGCCGCATAATTCAGCCTGATGTACGACCATTGAGGCAAGACTGAATTGTTGTTTTTAATCTGGACAACAATTCGCCTGCACGGTTTCGATAGCGGTATTGACAGCACGGATGTTGGGATGTCGCTACCCACTGTCACATTGGCAACCAGCTCGGCCTCTCTGGTCATTTCTGTCGCAAGACCACCTTTGTCGTTTACATGCTCATAATTGGTTCCGAGAACCAAACTTCCACCTTGTGCTATTGTTGCTACGGTCACAATAGAGAGCAAACAATTCTCGTCTACAAAATAATCGCCGTATACATATGCTCTTTGTGCAACAAGCGTTGGCTCAATGTAGGCTATATCGCTACTGCCCACAGCGCCCAGCATCTTCTGTATGGCAATTTTTGCCTCATCGGTGTACTTCCCCACGGCGTTGGAGGATGTGGATTGCGTGGTGTCTCCTGCGGCTTTGGCGAGGCCGTAGAATACAGCATTGTTTTGCGTTGTTGGCGTAATCGGACAAAATTGTTGGTTACCACTTTTAATTTGGTTTGCACTAGCAGGTACTACGGCTAATTGACCCGCTGTAGCCCCTCCCCAAACTGTTACGCCATACGTCTGCGAACCTTTTACCGCGCCAAGAATTGCGTTTGATGCTGCAGGCACATTCGCCACTCCGTCCTGCACCACGCTCGTGCCGTTGACCTGTACATCCTGCACCGGGTTATCGGGCATGTTCTGCTCGACAAACAGTTTCGTGTCTGCCCGGTATTCCACATTCACGTCGCCAGCGTCCGCCCAGATGTTGTTCGTGCCGAGGAGGGTGCGGATTTCCTGCGGGGTAAGGGGGATTTCGATAGGGGTGGCGAGTTCGTAAACAAGCTGAGTATCCGGGAAATTTTCCTTAAACGCTTCAATGGTCGTGTTATTGGCCGCGTCTGCTGTTGTGAATCGCACATACCCGGAAGATGTATAAGCAAATCCAAAGCCGCTCTGCGGTGCTTCATTTGGCCTTTGAGATGTCCAATAATTGGCGAACTCCGATCCTGTCGATGACAAGCCACCATTATAGTTTGCAATGCCTGAGAGGTATTTCGGAACATATGCCATATTTACGACTGCGGACGCGCTACCAGTCCCAGAAGCAAAAGAGTACCACGCTGAACTCTTTGTGAATGTTTGAGATACTCTATCCACCGTCAGCACCCCGCCCGTCACATCCAGAGTGCCGCCGTAGACCGTCCCGGCTTCGGTGGGGAATTCGATGTCGTAGGTTTCACCATGGTAGGGTTCGTAGGCGGTGGCGGTGGAGCCGAGTTCGAGTTGTGTATGATAATTCACAGGACTTGATGTCCCAGAATACTGACGATATGCAATCGTTACATATCCATCAGAAGCCGTGACAGTTCTGCTCTGCCCGCTCCATACGCCGTTTGTTACAGAAGATGCACCAGAAGAAACGCTTCCCGAAAGAAAAAATATGTTTGCCACGCCTGCAACTTCTATCACATAGTTTGTCGAAAGCGTAAACTGTCCATCCTTGACATAAACCGGAACATACTTAATCGTAGTGCTTATGCCCGAATAGTCTTCGTTCCACAGGTTCTTCCCCGTCCTCGTCACCTTCGCCCCAGTCCACCCGGTGATCGGGCGAATGTTGTCAGGTGAAGGGTCACCGCTTCCAGTCTGCACAGGCTCCACGTTGACGGTCAACGCCTTGACGGGCATGTTATCCGCACCATCGGTAAAGTGTGCAATATCGCCCGATGCGCTGTTGATGATAATGGGAGCAAGGCTGGACACGTCAGCGTCTTCGCCCTTCTGGCCCTCCGGGATACCGAGGTTGAGGACAGGATTTTCGGACGTACCAGTCATGCTTGCAGTAGCATCGGAGCCAGCGGGCAAAGTAGACACCGTGCCGATGGATATGTCAGGAGTTGCACCCGTGGGGCCAACGGGGCCAGTATTACCAACAGGCCCAGTAGGCCCAGTAGGCCCCTGACTGCCCGTGTCGCCTTTGTCGCCTTTGTCTCCCTTATCACCCTTATCGCCTTTCGGGCCGTCAAACTCTCCGCTATCCTTCGCCTCTTGCAGGGCCGTTTCTATGGCCTCCTGAACGCCCTCCACAGCTTCTTCAACACGCTCCACACCCTCATTAAGGGCGGCGATTGTCTGCTCTATTACACCCTGCTGAACGGGCGTAGGCTCAACGTTCGTAACTCCGGGACGGTTCACAACAGCACACGAGAACTCCCGTTTTGTCCAGCCATCATCCGCGCCCGTGTGGACATACAGCCAGCCGTACAGCGTTCCTTCCGTCAGTAACAGGCTGTCAGGCACATTAACTCCCGTACTGTCGCCTATCTGCACAACCGCATCGGCTGTCAGATTGCGCCCGAAATGCACCTCATACGCCACAGGCAGTTCCAGACCTGTGAAGATTATTTTTGTACCATAATCTATTTTGTACAAGTCTGGGCCCTTGGCTTTATTTCGGGCAATGTTGATTTGTATTTCCCGCAACTCACTTCACCCCTTTTAGTTCCATATCGGTTCGTACTCTGTTCCATCCTTACCACCTAACGTCCTTATCAAGCTTGATAAACTGTCGGGGCAATCATCGTGTGGCGCATCTTCGTTATAATCGCATATCTGCTCGATATACTCCGGGTCTGTACCCTCCACGAATATAACGTCCTTCCATGCGAATTTCAGGTAGCTTACAATCTTGATAAACTTGTTCTGATGTTCATCGTAGCTTACGACACGAACGCCCAGTTTCCGCAATTCCTTCGCCACATAGCCCTTATCAGCGTTCCGCTCGTTGTAGAGTTTACCACAATTGAACCGATTGTGCAAGCCCACAATCTCGCCCATAACGTTATCTATATGCTTACGCCAGCATTTCCCAAAGACATAATACTTTCCATCGCGTATCGAAACGATAGTAAAAGCCGTGTAGTCCTCACCATAGAAAGCCGCATCGACATGACTTGTACCCTGCATGACCAAACTGGAATCTGCGCCCGTCTGCGGATTGGTAAATATCACATCATCATCCGCAACGTGCTTCAACTCATAGTTCGCCGCAAAAAGGCTGTTCGTCATATGGGACTTAATTTCTTCTGCCTGCGCAGGTGTTATAAGTCCCGTAACATTCCAAGGATACCGGGCAGGATTTGGCATGAGCGTAAAGGCATCATCTTTATGCCAAGGCGTGCCCGTGTTTATAAATCGCCCGCCACGGTTCTTTATGTTTTGAAGCTCCATATAGGCAATTTTGGTTCGCTCACGTTCAGCCTGCGATATTCTGTCATTCACGTTAACAATATCATCCGTAACGACAATATCAGCGTGTTTACCTGTGATAGACGTTCCTATACCAAGCCCGACAATCTGCGAACTGCCCCTTATAGACGTTGCAAGGTTTGTGCTTATCTCACTTGCGGACGCTTTCAAAATCCGAAGGTCAAAACCATATAGAGCGTCCACAATCTTATGCATACACCCGGAATCAAGGATATTTGCGGTCTGTCTTGCAATTTCAGCCACGTCACCGCCAGTTTTGCGGAAATACATCAACGTTTGATTAGGCTTTATCACACAATGTATCGCAAAAAATATACTTAACGTGGTAGTCTTAAAACTGCCACGGTGCGCCTGTAAGGTTTGATCTTCCTCGCAAAACAAAAACTGTTTCAGCCATTCATTATGCAACTGGGTAAGGTCTTTGAACCCCACCCAGTGCCCTATTTCAATCGGATTGTACTTTATCAGCCGTAATGCTGTTTCCCTTGAAATATTCATCCATTCTCCTAATCGTATCGTCAGCGTCATTAGCAATCGCTACTTCCTGCACGTCTCTCTGTCCGAGATACTGTTTCCCAAGCCAAATAGCCATAGCGGGCGACTTTTCAGCCAGCCGAAACTGTGCTCTCCGCAACGAAATCTTGCCATCCTGTGAAAATTTTTTAAAGACCTCGGAGAATTTTTCGCCATACTTATCATTGCACCACCGCGTAAGTGTTTTATCCGTAATGCCAAAGAACCCGCATATTTCCAATTCGGTACATTGCAACCCGCACAGCTTTTCAAATGCTTCTTTCTCAATCTCTTTTCTTGGTCTGCCAGCAGGCATTATTCGTCACGCTTCTTCCATTTTTGATTTATAATTTTCGGTGTGCAGTTATTCCAATTTATTTCGTGATGCACTCTAAAATCATTTACACCCATACTGGAAATTTTAGTACATGACGGAGCGCACATAACGGTATAAAATGATTTACGATACGTACCGTTATCCTGATATATTTCAGTCATTCCGCCAGCCTGTACTTGCGTAGCATCTAAATCAATCATAATGGGCAAAAAAGTATAATACATTTTACCACGAATATTTCCAAGAATTGACGTTGTAATATCATCGTTCATTCTCATATGGAAATATCGTTTATCGTTTGCCCGCATAATAAATGTAGTCATAGTTTTAGGAATCATTTGTTTTTTCCAACTACCATTATTTAATCCTCCGCTATAATATGGCGGTATTCCAAACGACAATGCAGTAAATGGAGTATTATCCATATAATATAAAATACTCTCAAACACAGTATCTAAATCATATATTTTTTTGCACACTAATTTATTATTTATAATTACTCTCGCTACAAAATCATGTATATCATCATCCAACTGCAAATGATACTGGTATCCCATATCCTGAGCCTTGTCCTGAATGAAATTCCGGGCCAGCACACCGATACGTCTATCATCGTCAAGGTCGCCCAAATCGGTTTTTAAGACATACTCCCGCTTATCGAACTGGATTATGTCTTTCCCAAATCGCTTTCGGTACTCATTTTCCTGTTCGTCCTCGTTATCGATAACCACATACATGTCACCAGTATAGCCGTATTTCCGCATAACGTCATATGTAGTTATCGTTTTCGCTCTACCATGCGATAAAATAAATACAGCGAATCGCTTATTCATTTCTTCCACCTGCTACTCAATATTTTAGGCACAACATTCTTCCTTTGTATCACGAGCTTATTTTCTTCTGTCATGTAGCACATACTTGGAGCGCACATAACGAACAAGAATATCTTATGATATAACCCTCTCACTTTATACATTTCAGTCATACCGCCAGCATTACCGGGCTTCGAAACGGAATGTGCAATGCAATACAACTCGAACAGTAACTTTCCACGTGGCGAATTTAGCATCAGAGCGTTCACGTCCTGATTGCCAAGCCCTACAAAATCCAATGCGCCAGTCCTACAAATCACTGTCTGGTTAAAATTATACGCCAGACCATTTCTAAACGGCCCAGAAGCTCCTCCAAATAATGAACCTGTATCTACCAAACCACAGGACACAGCGCCTGTATCGTCAAGGAAATCCAAGATGGCGCAAACGACAGAATCAAAATCAGTTATCCTTCTGGTTTTCAGCTTTCCGTCCTTCCCAATATACTTATGATACAATCCGGTCACATCATCATCGAATTGTGCATGATACGTAAGCCCAAGCTGTTTGGCAATAACATTCGACGCATTTCTTGCAAATGTAATACTTCTTAATTCTCCACTTGGCTCCATTGTATCAGTCAACTTATAGAATTTATTTTTATCGAAGATTATAACCTTGTCGCCATATATCGATATGTAGTCGTCTTTTTGTTCGTCCAAATCATCGACAATAATAAAAACGTCCCCTGTATATCCGCTTTTACGAAGCACGTCATAGCTCGTAAGTGTTTTAGCTCGTCCATGAGATAATATAAATACAGCAAATCTGTTATTCATCTTTTCTCAACCTCCCAGATACAATGCGCGGAAATGCGGTATTTATATTTTTGTAGTTATCAATATTATTCGTGGACATTTTCACCTTACAGCAATCTGGATGAAATATCACAAGATAATATCTCAAAACATAAGCTCCAAGTTCTTCGTATATGGATATTGAGCCGCCAGCCTTTTTAGACTTGTTCTTGGGAATCCACACATCGTAATCCGCTTGTATATCGTTTAATTTTATCCATGGAAGCCCAGCCTTCTGTTGAGTGATTTAAGTTATCGTATCGTCACTATGTCTACCGAGCCACATAATAGCAGTATCAGTTCGCATAAAAAACGAATTGAACATAACTCTATCGACTTTATTAAAGTTTTGCAATCCTCCAATATAATCGGCGGCATTGCCAAATCCCAAACAGGAAATATCGCTATTGTCAAAATACTCACAAATAGCGTCAATCACTTTATCGAAATTCCTTATTTTCCTGCCCTTCAAATGCCCATCTTTTTCGTACCTGAAATTTAGAGACTTCAAATCATCGTCCATTTCAAGATAATATTTAAGTCCCTTTTCTCGTGCGACTTTGAGACATTCGTTTCTTGCAAACACACCAACGGTACGGGGCGCATCTAAATTATCGCCCACATCAAACCATTCGTATTTATGGAATATATGGACATTTTCATGTCCATATATTTCCAAATACTGTTCAAGCGTTTTATCTTCATCATCGACAACGATAAATATTTTCCCGGTATACCCGCACTCTCGCAAGGTTTTTACAGTCTCGCATTCCGGTCTACCGTGCGATATGATAATTACGCCGAAATCGTTACGCATCGTTTTCATCCTCGTCAATAATATCTTGGATGGTTTTCGTGAGCTTCACGTATCCATTAGCTATCGCATCGTTAATGTCGATAATAACGAGAGCGGACTTTTCCATAAGCCGTTGCACCTCGGCAGGCTGATGCGCATAGAACTCTGCTATATTCCTATAATTAAACACATCGTGCCTATGTGCGGCAAGTCTCAAAAAGTCCTTTATATCCTCTGGGATGTTAGCGGCATTGATTTCGTCTATCAGTTCCTTTTGCTTGCCCTGATCCACAAGGTCTGCCACCTCTGGAAGCTCTCCCTTTATCTCATACTGCGGGATTTTGGCATTCTGGGCATAGCGGCTGACATCGGGTATATCATCAGAGCCATTTAGAGCCTCGGAGAGCTCTTTTGCATCGAACCCTACCTCACCCATATCCAAATCGCCCAAGTCCCTTAGCTCGTCAATTAGGACATCATCGAGCCAACTGGACAGTTCTGCGGTCTTGTTATGGGCAAGTGCATACGCCCTTCGCTCCTTATCTGACAGATGGTCAAGCCTGATACACGGGACTTCTTTCATCCCCAGCTTCTTAGCCGCCAGCAGTCTCCCATGTCCTTCCACAATGGTATTGTTCTCGCCCCATATCCCAATAGGGTCGTCAAATCCGAATTTCTTGATACTCGCCGCTGTGCTGTTAATGTCCTTATCGGTATGTTTCTTTGCGTTACGCTCGTAAGGGTTAAGAGCATCTACAGGAAGATATTCTATCGCCAGCTCGAATTTGTTATCCATGTTCTTTTCAACCCCCGTCAAATATATATTTTTACTCGATTGGAGCTACCGCACTTACCACACG